CGCGGTGATGCGCACGACCTTGGTGCATGGCGCCAGCGGCACTGAGATTTCTTGCGATGTGCCGTTGATCATCAACAAGAACGACATGCAGGGGATGAAGTCGGCCACGACCTATGCCAAGCGGATCGGCCTTGAAAGCCTGACAGGCATCGCCCCGGAAGATGATGATGGCAACGCAGCTGCTAAGGCCGCGCCCAAGGCCGAGGCGATCCGCCTGATCGGCGCAGAGCAGTTCCAAGAGATCAACGAACTGATCTTTGACACCGAAACCGACGAAGTGAAGTTCTGCTCTTACTGGAAGGTGAAGACGCTCGAAGACCTGACCGAGAAGCAGGGCGTCGATGCAGTGGCTATGCTCAAGAAAAAAGCAGCACAACAGGGGATGGAAAATGGAACAGCGCAGTGAAGAATGGTTCGCAGCGCGGTTGGGATGTGTAACAGCATCCCGCACCGCCGATGTGATGGCAACCACCAAGACGGGTTACAGCGCCAGCCGCGCCAACTACATGGCCCAGCTTATCACCGAGAGGCTGACGCAGACGCCCACAGAAGGCTTTTCTAGCACCGCTATGCAGCACGGCGTAGATACAGAACCACAAGCCCGCATGGCCTATGAACTGATGACAGGTGAAACGGTGGTGGAGACAGGCTTTGTCCCGCACCCCACCATCGCGGGCTTCGGCGCATCACCTGACGGGCTGGTTGGGTCTGATGGGCTGATCGAAATCAAATGCCCGAACTCTGCCACCCACATCGAGACGTTGCTGGCTGGCAAGGTTCCGTCAAAATACATGATTCAGATGCAAGTTCAGATGATGTGCTGCGGGCGGGATTGGTGCGATTTCGTCAGCTTTGATCCACGAATGCCGGGCGATATGAATTTCTGGATGCAGCGGGTCCACGCAGATCACGCTATGCAGACAGACATCAAGGCCGAGGTCATTAAGTTCTTAGGCGATCTGGAAATGAAACTTCAGCAGCTGCGGGAGAAGTTTAATGTCTAAATCTAAACTGATCATTGCGACCTATGAACGCATTGAAGAAGAAGCGGGCGGTATATGGCACGCCTTGGCCTCGATGACGATGGACAAGGTGGCGAAGGAACTGGACATCCCGCGCGATGAGGTCAGCGAAGTGATGGTCAGCCACTGGACCAATCAGGGCGCAGGCTGATGCCATACAAGGTCCGCCTCACAGGTCCACGGCAGCGCCTATACGCCCACCAGCTTATAGACGCTGCGCCAGACTTGGCGACCGTGACAATTGCGGGCGGTGATCGGACCTTGGAGCAAAACGACAAACTTTGGGCCATGCTAACCGATGTGGCGATGGCCCGACCAGAAGGCCGTAAGTGGACGCCTGAGACTTGGAAATGCGCGTTTATGCACTCTCTAGGCCATCAGGTGGCATTCGCGGAAGGCTTGGATGGATCAGGTCCGTTCCCGCTTGGGTTCAGGTCTTCAAAACTGACCAAGCCGCAAATGTCAGATTTGATTGAAACGATATACGAATATGGCGCACGGCATGACGTTGTGTGGTCTGAAAAGGAGAGCAAATGAAACCAAGACTAAACGCCACGAGGTGGCAAGCGCTTAATGACATTGCGTGGCATAGCGAAGAAGTCTTTACGTCAATTCGCAGCGGTGTTCATGGCGCAGCGCTTTACAGCCTTGAATTGGCTGGCTGGGCTGAACGTGTAGATGCTCCAGACGATAGCCCATTCTTTACGGTTGAAACTGTCGGAAATCATTGGCGGCTGACCGACGAAGGGAAAGCCGTTCTCAAAGCCTTACCAACAATCAAACCGAGGAACTGATATGCAAGACATCAACCAAGAACTGCTCCAGATTGTCGAACGGATCGAGGCGCAGAATGCCACCATCTCCGACGAAACCGAGATCCGCAAAGCGATCTATGCCGAGGCGAAATCATCAGGCTTTGACGTAAAGGTTCTGCGCAAGGTCGTGGCGCTGCGAAAGAAACGCGCCGACGAAGTGGCCGAAGAAGATGCAATTGAAATGATGTATCGCGAAGCGCTGGGGATGTGACATGCACTGGATACTCAAGCCCTTTATGAAGTCCACCGCCTATGCTAAGTTGACTGGGTTGTATGAAGAAAAAGACCGCATTGAAGCGGCAATACAACGGGCCAAAAAGTCTAAGGCCAAAGTGTCTGACCTGTATGACATGGCCCGGCAGAACAACATCCAATGCTTGAAGTGGGAAAGATGGCTGACCTAGGACAACGCGGCCCACTGGGTCAAAAGAAACCCAAGGCCGAACGTGGCACAGCCAAGGCGCGGGCGCACATTGCCCGCGTCAAACAACTGCCCTGCGTGATCTGCTTGAAGCATGGGCCGAGCGATGCCCACCATGTGATCTGCGGGCGCTACGGGTCTGCTAAGGCCAGCGACATGGATGTGATCCCACTTTGCAAAGCGCACCATCAAGACGGCCCGGATGCAATCCACAATGGCAAAGAATCGTGGGTTGAGAAATACGGCGAAGACCACAAATATTTGCCATTGGTGGATCAGTGGCTTCGTGGTATATAAATCAGATCAGGCCCTGCGTGGGGTAGAGAAGGCAGGACACCACGGTCCATGCGCTCAGGGTGCAGATCACCCCCACAATCAACCTATCGCTGCTGTGTGCCTCATAACCTCGCCACGCTCGCGGTGAACTGTGATGCACTTCATTGTGCTGCGACCCGTGTAGCCAAAGCCTGCCGCAGCTGCATCACGGGTGGTTATTGCTCGATGGCTTTCCCAGAACATCCCGCCAATATCTTTTGCGCTGTCTTGGTGTATATGCCCGGTATCTAGGTATCGCCAATATGTGCGGCCCCAGATCGGCGCGTGAACATCAGCCGCCTGCATCACAATGCGATCGGGCTTGGTCTTGTCGCCGTGATGCGCGGTCAGCATATTGCGCCCAAATTCCCAGACCCACAACTTCGCCGGGTTAAAGTGAACTGTCACGCGCTCGTCAGCTTCGTATTTGAACACCAGAGCAATCGCCAGCATCTGCGTAAAGTCAGGGTCATGGTTGCCAGCCAAGATCACAACGTCAATGTTTTTGTGCTTGGCCTTTGCTGCTTCAATCATATTGACATGCGCCCGAACCGCAGCCATCGCCGCTTGCGCAAAGCGCCCGTCGACATCAAGGATGTGGCCTGATGTGGGTGTCATATTCTTACTGTCATTTTGGTGCAACGTATCGCCCAAATTTAAAATAATGGCGCGATCGGTATATGGTGCGGCGCTGATAAGCATTGCAGATGCCTCTGAGAGGCGCTGTGCGGCGATTGCAACGCTATACTCCGCACCCGTCTCGTCAGCCCATGCTTTCATCCCAAAGTGAACGTCAGCGATGATATAGCGTGGCAGTAGGTCGTGCGACACATTGTCAGGAACTAGCGTGGGCAAAGCCTCTGGCACAGACCCCAAGGCTTCGCGGAACAGATCCGCCCAAGGCGTTACTTCGTCTTGCGATACCTCAGACTTCCAGAAGACCGAATCCCATGAGCCTGTTTCTTTGTTCTGGACGCGCCGCCAGCCATGCTTGCCTGTGTCAGCGGATAGGCCAGTGCTTTCCAACGCAGCAATGATGCCTTCATCTGCGTTTAGCCAAGCCTCTGCCGCAGCGTATGATCTGCGGATCGTCTTGCGATCAACCTGCAATTCTTTGGCCGCAGCGGTTTTGCTGCCGAGCCTATGCACGGCGTCATAGATTTCGCGCTGCCGAGGTGTCATCTCTCACACCCAGCGTCTATCTGTTGGATCAGTAAAGCGCCCGTGACCAGAGACTGCGGCCCACCATCCGCAACCAGTGCCGCCGCATGGGCCGTCCTGCTTTGCGCTGTGCCATCGCAGATTGCCTTACTGTTTGGAACGGTTGCGCAAGAACTCAATAGCAGCGTCAGCGTCAGGCTTATGCCTAACCTCGTCGATCTTCTTGGAAGTGTCAGCATAGCTTTGCAATTCCTCGATCTTGGCTGTGTTCAGCCCAGCCGCTCTGCCAGCGAACCAACCTGACATCACAGACAAGATTGCTGTGATCAGTTTCACCAGCGCCGTCCAAAACATTACCATTTTGTCACTGAACTCCAAAACGCGGCGCTCATTTTCCCCTTGGCAATGTTCTTAGCATGGCGGGCCTTGAATGATGCCCGGCGCTTCTTGTCAGCCTCGCTCTCGCCCTTCTTGGCAGGCGATCCGCTCACACCCTGCTGGCCAAAGCGGATCGTCTTTATTTTTGAGCCTTCTTTGGCAACAACAACATGGCTTTTGGTCGGATGGTTTGGTGTGCGCTTAGGCTTGTTGTAGCCAGCCACACCAGCCTTTGCCAACCGACCATCTTTCATTTCTTCTTTGCCACCTTGGCGGGCTTCGCGGTCTTTGCAGATGCTACGAAAGCTGCTTTGGTGGGCGCACCCTTAGTGCCGGGCTTGCGCATCTTTTCGCCAGAGCCAGCCTTGATGCGGGCCTTTTTGGCCGCGATGTTTGCATAAAGACCATTCATATTAAGCAGCCTTGCGCTTGGAGTAGATCGACCAGAACGCCACCACAATCGTCGTGATAGCCCCGCCAATGGTCATTGCAGTTTCAGAGTCAACCAGACCTTGACCGACAAGATACCCACCAAGAGCCGATGCCAAGGCCCGCACGATGCCGCCGAATTCTTCAGGTTTCATTTTGCTATCCATTCATGTTTGCAGATGATGATTTTCCAAACCAGCCCGGAACATAGAAGCCCGGACAAGATTTACTAGCGTATTGATTATGCCCACTTACTTTTGCAATTTTGTAAATGGCCATCAGTCTCACGATCAGCGCATGAAGTGCAGCGTCTTGCAGATCGGTGAAGTTGTCGCTGATCTTTTGATTGGCGGCTGATCCGTGCCCCCCAACCAAGACAATCCCAATAGAACCGACATTGTGGTTCATCGTGTGCGCCCCGACCTGTTCAATCGGTCGGCCCTTCGCAACGGTTCCATCGCGGTCAATCAGGAAATGATAGCCGATGTCTTTCCAGCCGTTGTCCTCGACGTGCCAGCGCCGCACTTCCGCCACCTTCTCGCTGGTGGGTTTCCCTGCCATCCATTCAGGTCGGGTTGCCGTGCAGTGAACGATGATTTCGCTGATCGGTCTCATGGGCCAGGCCGACTGTTTATGCTCATCCAAACCGCGCCACTGATGAACAGCAGCGTGGCAGTTGTCAGCACTTTCACAGTTGTCGCCCAGATCGCCTTCCGCGTTTCGCGCCATGACGATAGCAAGCTGCGAATCTCATTGAGATCATCAGAAGCGCTGTCATCGTGCAGCCCTAAATCTTCAAGCGCTTTCTTTGCACCATGAATGGCTGCACGGTTCAGCATATCTTCCAGTTCCTGCGGGGTGATCTGGACGCTGCTCATTTTAGATGCGAGGTGGCCAGATGTCGTAGCCGTTGATCGACGCAACAACCGTGCCGGAGGTGTAGTTGCCCGTTGCAACGCCAATGCGGTAATAATTCAGGATTGGATCAGTTCCGACTTCTTCCGCTGGAATTGTCCATGTATCAACGTTACGCCACGTTGTTCCATCGTCAGACCGCTGCGCTGTCACGGTTGCAACAAAGGTTCCGCTGATCGACACATTGAAGCTTCCAACAATCCTAATTGGATCAGAAAACGTGTTCTGTGCGGTTATAGATACTGAGGTTCTTGGCATGTTTGCTCCTACTGGAAGACTGGTTTGAAGACGGAAGTCATAACGCGGCTGAACACCGACTGAGCAATTGAGATGAAGTTCCATCCATCATTGTTGCCACGGTCAACATTACCATCATTTGTGAATGCGTTCCATGTTGCCCCGCCAGTTGCATTTATGTCCTGAATGGTAAGACTAGCTGCGCTCACTGTCCCGCTTGCCTGTGACAAGGTTGCTTGAACGCCAGTGCTTGTCGATGCTAAAAACTTTTGAGACGTTCCAACCGTTGAGAATGTGCCAACAACGCTTGTTGCCGCGCTTTTCAAGAGAACGGTCCCGTTTGTTATTGAAAAGGATCGCGTTGATCCCTGCGTCAAAGCGTCTTGAAACAACCAAGAACCACCAACTCCATCAAAGCTGATCGGAAAGTCGAAAGTTTTCGCAGATGTGGTGATCTGATTCCCCAAGGCAGTAGATGCAAAGTTTGTTGCGCTTGCCCCGGCGGAAAGCGTTGTTGAAGCCCCAACCAAAAACGATCCGTAAAGTGTCCGCAAGCCATTCGCCAGAGTTCCAGCAAAGGATGTCAATGTGAATGATCTTGCTCTAGAGCTAGACCCCAAAGCC